GCTCCAGGAACTGCGGCAGGTATCGTTTCAGATCTACAGGGATGACCCGTAGGAAATTGAACTTAGCCATTGAGCGTCACCTCAGTGCAGCGCGCAATCTGATCATCCGTCACCGTGACCATGGTGGCGCTGCCGTTGATGGTCAGTGATTCATAGTCTTCGACGCCGCAGGCCGAGTCTTCGAGGATCATCTTGCCGATCATGGCACAGGTAATGCGGATATTGTCGAACTGATGGGAGCCGAAGTAGTTGTTGACGACCGTCTGGATTGCCGTCGCGTTAGCACCTTTGCTGTCGAGCGGTTTCAAGGCCACCTTGACAGCAAAAATCGTCGGAGCGGCTACCGTTACTGTGGCGCCGATGGGACGCACGGTCTCAATGTAAGCCGCAACCTTTTTCTGCAAGTCTGTCGACGCCGGATTCCCATTCGTGTCGGTAATCAATACCTTGACGGTTCCATTTCCATTCCACAGCGATACGACGACGGCTTTCCCAACGCCTGCCACGGATGTGGCCCATTGGATGTATTCGTTCTTGTTCCCCGACGTGGCTGGCTGGCGTACCTTGAAAATGAGGCGATTATACAGGGATGCGTCGTCTTCCTCGTCAAAGCCGTCGTGCGTCGCCTGGGCATTGGTGACACTGCTGATACCCGGGATGGACATGGGGATGACCGTAATAGTCTTGGCGTCGACATTGCCATTTTTACCACCAGCCGTACATTCAATGGGGATGTCTCCACTCTTGGCAATAGTAACGGCTTTCGTCGTATAAAAGGCCACGCCGGTCGGCGTCTGGAAGACGCTGCCCAGAGGGACTATGCCGTTACCTGTGACCGTCACGGTTCCCACCGCTTTCACAGCCTGCCGACGGAAAACGCCGTGCTCTTCGGCCCGCAGGTCGAGATACTCACCCCAGGCCGTCTGTGCGAACCCCGCTTTATAGGCCTGTTCCCGTTCTACTTCCTGCTTGGCGAACTCGATACTGTTTGAGGCCAGGACATCATAGGTAAAGGTGCCCTCATAGCTGGAGGCGTCATTTCCGACGTTCTGCTGCAATTCGGTTAAAATCTCATCTTGTTCACGTGCTTCATACATCCACGCTCACCTCCCCGTAAATCGTCGAAATTACAATGGCTATGGAAACTTTATCGCCATCGTGTGAGATATCCACGCTGTCGATGCTCTTGATGTAGGGATTCACCATGAGGCACTCGACAATGACGCGTTTGATTTCGCTGTATCGCTGCTTCACGCCCATGACCTTGCCGATGAAAGGTCTCAACTCGATGCCATACTGCCAGCTGTATGCCAGATAGCGGAAGCGCTCCGTACTGAGGGCCTTGTAGATCCACACCTTAATGGCCTCGTCTTTTTCGACGATGATGTGTCGGCCTACCTTATCATATAAAAAGCAGTCCTGGTCAAAGTCCCAGGCATATTCTTTCGGGACTGGCAGGTCTGACGTATAGGTATTGACAGATACGGCCCCGGTAAAGGGATATTCTTCACTCATAATTTCACCCCGCTATCTGTCAGCCAATACAGCTGTTCGTCCTGGCCGTAAATCGGTATCAAGAGGACCAGCATCCCCGGTTTCAGCGTATCCGTCCAGGTCTCATCGTTATCAATGGGGTGGTTGTGGCTCTCATAGGCCGCATCCCCTGAGCCGCCTGCTCGGTCACTTGTCTGGCCGACCATGTGGCGGGTATACCCAGGCAGCAGATACCGCGAACAGTAAATTTCCTTTGCTGTGATGTCAATATTATTCATCTTGACCACCAGATCCGGCGGCGGGCTTGTAACGATGCCAACCTGTGCGCCACGCGGTAGATCATCCTGCACGACGCCATGCATCACATCTACAATGACCGCCGCGGACTGCGAAGCTGATGGAATTCCAGCCATGATGCCACCTCCTACATATGACTCGTTTTAATGATGGACGTTGGGTTCATACCGATGTTATAGATACCGCCGGTTCCAACAGCCCCCGCACCGCCGTTCCCGCTGGAATTGTTACCGACATATCGGCCATCGCCGGCATAGACGACAACGTGTTCGTCGCCATTAAAGACAACGCAGTCACCGACTTCCAGGTTCGATTCGTCAAAGGGGATAACAGCATCACCGGCATCAGCCATTAACGTCGGCACCGAGGCGACGCCGTTATCACATTCTTGTCTCAAAAAGGGACTATAATAACTGCCAATACGCGTAGCGGCCTCGACACAGCCGTTTCGGCCATCTGGCATGGTAGCGCCTTCCCAGGCGGCAAAGCCAGCTTGTACGCCCGCTGACGCCTCTAAATTAGCCCCGCCGATGGCCGAGGCTGTGCGCCCGGTCTTGGTCTTGACAGTCGTATCTTTCGGCTTTTCTTCTTTGTTCATAAGGTTTTCGAACTCGATTTCCAGCCGCATCTCATGGATGCCGTTCTCAAAGGTATGCGTATCGGATTTAATCCAGAATTTCCCGCACAATTCCGTCAGGATGTCCCGGATTTGGATGGAATATGACGATTTAGCGGCATAGCTGCCCGTCATCTGGAGGATACCAGAACGGTCCGGACCATGGAACAGCTTGTTGATGGCTTCCTGGGCATTGTCATTCGGGTTCGTCTTATAGACGTCCTGGACCATCGAGTATTTCTGTATCCATTCGTCCTTCGTCTGGTAGCCCGTAACGTTGCCCTGCTGGTCAGTAATCATGATGCTATTGACCATGTCCTCGATGGACTCCTTGTACTGGCTGTTCTCGATATTGACGTACTGGTCTGCCGCCAGCCCTTCGATGAGCTCACCTTTCTTAATGACGTCCAGCTCATCGCCCCGCATGATGGGATGGAAGAGGACGTCCGGGTCGTCTTTGTTCTCTTTGTGCGCATTGATTTGTTTCGCCGCGTCAGTATAGGCAATCATGATAATCTGATAGCCCGTCTTTTCCTGAGCAATGAAAGAGACTTTCTTCCCGGTCTCGGCCAGGTTCCCGGCTTTGATACCCAGCTCACTGCACACCGCCTTGGCAATGTCCTCGGCCAGCATATCCGTGAATTTTCGGGTCGTCTTCGACCGGCAGAGGATGAACAGATTGTCATAGGCAGTGACCGTCACCGTGGACTGCTGGACGTCTTTTTCGATGGAGTAGACGTTTCCCTGGAATTGCAGGTTCCCGTCTTCATCATAGCCGTAGACCGTTTCACCGCAGTTGATGACGTAGTTCGGCAGGTTCGGGTCCCGGGCGTCCTGAACGTAGGAAAACGTCAGTTTTCGGGCCACCTGCAGCCGGGAACCTTCCCAGGTGATTCTCCCCACGGTGAGGCGGGACAAATCATCTATCGTTTCAGTCTGCTTCGTCGTCTGGTTGCCTTTCTCGTCAGTCGTGGTTTCCGTCTTGACGCTCTTATGCTTGATGATCAATTCTTAATCACCCACTTCCGGATCTTGCCCGCGTTGTTGATGACCAGGCTCTTCAAATTGTTGCTCTTGACGACGCGGCGCCAGTGATTATAGTCGCCGTAGGCTTTCTTGGCCACGTCCATGACGTCGCATGCCTTTTGGAACAAGGCCTTGCCTTTGGAGATCTGCGACTGCTCTTCCTTGATTTTCTGGTCCAGGTCGACCGGGCGGACCTTGAGGCCCGTCTTATCGTCGATAGGCTTGTCATTATTTGCGGTCGGGACGTTTAGCTCCTTATACTCCGTGAAATTCAGCGTATAGTAAATGTCCCGGCTGCCATCCTGCTCCCAGTACAAAAATTCCATGATGCCGCACATCATATTGACCGGAGAGTCGGTAATGATGACGCGAACAGCCTTCCGGGCCGCCTTCCACTCGGTCAGCTTCTCGACGCAGGACGACGGGTCTGTGTAGTCGCCCACAACGAAAGGGTAGTCATGGGTAAGTGATGGAAAGAAGCCGGAGAAGGACAGGGTCCTGGCTTTCGGCATCCCGAAGACCAGGGCTTCCCCGACCTGCGTGATGTCGACGACTTTGTTTTTCTGTCCATCGCCGACGGTATATTTGGCCGGCGTGACCGGCAGGATGAGTTTCCCCGTCGGCCCTTCGATGATGATTTCCCGCTTCAGCCCAGCCCCTCCACCATTAGAAAAGATGGCCGAAAGGACCTGTATGGTATTTCCTAACCCTCCCAGGCTCATCAATAACCACCTCCGTAGTTGATACGGCCCTGTGAAATCAGTTTCGCCAGTTTATAGGCGATACGGTCAATGTCGGCCTCTTCGCGGACATAGAAGGTATTGCCTTTGATGACGACCGGGCCGCTGCCAGACGACTGTCTGCTTTCCAGTTCGGCTTGAATCATTCGCTCCGTTGTAGCGTGTGGATAGATACGGCTTCCCTGCGGCAGGTCGACGATTTCGCCGCCCCGTTCGTTGATTTCCGTCCAGCCGCCGGCGTAAAATGACGAGCCAGTCGCACGGCCGGAGAAGATACTAGGGATGCTGAAGGAAAAAGAGCTGGCCGAGGAACGTAGACCCGCTATGGTGGTCTGTAAATTGCTCCAGGCGCTCCGTGCGCGTTCCGAAAGCGGTCCCCATACATTCTCTTCAAACCATCCCGTTACGCCGTCCCAGGCCGCCTCAGCTTCATCCTTGGCCGATTGGAAGGCACTGGCAATGTTGCCTTCCATGGACGACGCGCCGCTGCTGATTTCTTCCCAGGTTGTACCGGCCGATTCTTCCAGTTCGGCCAGACGGTTGCCAGCCGATTCTTTCGCATCGGCAAAGGTCTGGCTCCATTCCGCGTTCTTTTCATCGGCTACCTGGCAAATCATATCCCAGGAGTCAACGCCGGATTGCTTGATGCTCTCCCAGGTATCCGCCCCGGACTGTTTGATGCCTTCCCAGGAGTCAGCCATATACTGATGCAGTTCGGCCTGTTTGCCGGTAAGCCAGTCATCGGTATCACTCATTGATTGGCGGATACCTTCAAAGGTACTGGTTATAGTCGGTCCCAGTTGAGCAAAGGTCTGGCTCCACTCCGCATTCTTTTCGTTGATGACCTGGCTAAAGGAATCCCAGTTGATGCTCTGGAAGGCTTCGGCCAGCTTCTGACCGAGCATATCACCGCCGATACCTCCGGCGATGCCGCCCACGATCGCGCCGGCCGCTGTACCAACGCCAGGGACTGCTGAGCCTACCGAGGCACCAAATGCGGCCCCGGCTTTCATACCGGCAAAACCACCAGCCAGGCCAGCCGCATCCCGTCCCGCAGTAGACAGCTTTTCCCCTTCCGGGGCATAAGCCACATCAAGGGCCGTACCACCTAATGCGATAGCTGACCCAATCCATGGCACCCTTTTCGCCCAGCTGCTGAGCCGAGCACCCCATCCTGGTTTCGGAGTCCCTTTGGGGGTTCCTTCTGGGACCGGAACCGGCGCGTTCGTCGGTGGTGCCGAAGTAGGCGCCGTGGTCGGGGCCCCTTTGCTGTTGATGATGACGTTCGTCGCCGTGACGACCATATTCTTCACGGACGATGTGCTGGGAAGCCCGTTCCCGCCGGTCGGCGTACCGCCTGGAAGATTCTTCGGGATGCCCTGGATGACGTCTTTGACCTTCATGGCCAGGTTGTAAATCTTTTTCAACCCAACGGCCAAGGCCCCGCCTGCCAGTACCGACCCGATACCGTCAAAGGCCAGGAATTTATCTTTCAAATCCTTGATGCCCTCTCCAATTAGGGACAAGATAGAGCGTATACCAAGGCCATTCTTTTCTACGTTCCCGCTAAAGTGGCTCAAGAGCTTATCTGCTTCTTGGACGAAGCTCCGCAGGCCGTTCTCCCCTTTGCCGTCCATAATCAGTATCTGAAGATTCTCCCAAGACCCAGACAGCTGCTCAATGTCTCCACGCAGGTTATCCATCTTGGTTTCGGCCACACCAGATGCAGTAAAACGCTTCATGGCAGCCGTCATTTTATCAATACCTTCAGCACCATCTTGGGCTAAGAAAGTAGCTGCCCGAATGGCATCGGACCCAAATATAGTATATAATGCCGCTTGTTTCTGCTCGGCAGTCATGCCTTGCAAGGATTTCTTCAGGGTTTCAGCCACTTCTCTCATAGGCTTTAACTTGCCCGTAGCATCAAAGAACTTGTTTGAGCCATCTTCTGACATAAGCCCTAACCGTTGGAAATCTTTAGCTGCCTGATCTGTTTGAGGGACCAGACGAGAAAGCATCGTTTTTAAAGAAGTACCAGCGTCAGAGCCAAGCAACCCATTTTTAGCAAATAGTGCCAACGTCGCATTTGTATCCTCAAAGGACACCCCCATCGACTTGGCCCCGGCTGCAGCTTCGGCCATAGCATATGACATTTCATGTACATTGGTTGCCGAGGCATTGGCCGCGCCAGTAAGAATGTCGGCTGCGTGGGATGCATCGTTTAAATCAAAGACATTCATCATAATTGACATAGTCTTTGCGGCTTCTGGCAGGCTCAAATCCCCAGCTGTTGCAAGGTCAAGTGCAGCTTTCGTTGCGCCATTTAAGACCTCTTGCAGGCTAAGGCCCGCTTTTAAAAGCTCAGCCATGCCATTTGCAACATCCACATCCCCGAACGCAGTGGCTTGCCCCAATTCCATAGCTTTGTTCTTAACGGCATCCATTACAGCTTCGGCATCTTCACCTGCAGGCACTAAGGCTTTTACTCCAGAAAGTGCTGCACTGAAATCCATACTGGTTTTCAATGTGTCATAAATACCGAAGCCGATACCAGCACCGGCCAACATCTGAGCGCTCGTTCCTAGCAACATGCCGTTGGCCACACTGCCAGCTTTGTCTTTCAACCCGTTTAGACTGCCATTCTGTTTGATATTAAGGGCAACTGTGTATGTTTTCCCCTTGAGTCCGTTCAACTCGGTCTTAAGCCGCTGTATCTTTGCAGTGGCTTCGTCTTTAGCCCGGATAGTTGCGTCGTACACCCCACGGATGCCCTGGAAGGCCCGTTTGGCACGGTCCGCCTGTCCGGCCGCTTTGACAGCCGCTGTGCCGGCTTTCCCCATCCCTGCGGCGGCCGTATCTGAAGCGCTCCCTGTACTTTTCAGCGTATCCGTCAGGCCCTTGAAGCCGGACCGTGCTTTATTGACCTGCGCC